CGAAGGAAATCAGGACGGAAATTCTTAAGCCGGTTTTCACTAACGTTTGCGTGTCTGATGATTTTATCCGGATGTACAACGCAACCGTCGACAATACCGAACGTACCTTATCAGGAAAACCTGAAGCGAAAATGCCCAACGGAAAATCTTCCGCGCATTAAAGGTAATACCGGGGCGGATATTGCTGCCCCTGCTATTGAATTTCAGGATTTATATTCTGTATGTGCAGCACGTCATAACGCGCTGATTGATGAAATAAATAAACGAGAGAGCGTATTAAATGGAACAGAAAATTAATCTGGTTGTATGTGGTAAGGAAATTGTTTTCGCGCCTAACCAGACCGCCTATAACAAATTCATTAACGAAATGGCGATGGATAACAAGGTTGCCCCGGCGCATAACTACCTGAACCGTATTGTGGAGCCAGAAAGTAAAGACACGCTGGCCGAGCTTTTAAAACGTCCGGGTGCGGCGTTGCAGCTGGCTGGCAAGGTAAATGAAATTTACGCGCCTGAGCTGGAAATTGAAGTAAAAAACTGACAAAGCGAGTCCGGGCTATTGAGAAAAACGGACTCGATCAGTATTTAATTTTGCGCCGCCACTATTTACCCCACGGTGAAGATTCCATTGACGATATCGCCGCCGCTGTCTGGCTGGATAATCGTCAGTGGGAAAATATGCGTATTGCTGTTGCAAACGGAATAAGCACTGCTTTTAAAGGCGATGAATGAAACAGTTAGATTTTACATTAAGCCTGATTGATAAATTGTCCCGCCCGTTAAAACAGGTGCAGAACAATGTGACCGGCTTTGCGGAAAAATCGACGGCAGCGTTTACGAAGATTGGCGGCGGCGTGCTGGCGCTGGCCGGAACGGGAATGGCCATCAAAGGCGCTTTGTCTCCGGCCATAGAAATGTATGACGCGCTGAATGAGGCGGCCGCAAAAGGTATCGACGATTCCGCGCTTAAAACCGTCCAGCGGGACGCGCTGACGTTCAGCACGACATACGGCGCAAGCGCGGTGCAGTTTGTTCAGTCCACTGAATCAATCAATGCGGCCATCGCCGGGCTGACCGGGAATGAACTGCCGAAAGTGACTAAGGTTGCCAACGTCCTGGCGTTTGCCATGAAATCAACTGCGGCGGAAACGTCGGAGTTTATGGGGCAGATGTTCGGTAACTTTTCGTCTGATGCCGCACGCCTGGGCAAAGTCCAGTTCGCTGAACAGCTGGCCGGAAAGATGGTTTACATGCGCAAGACGTTCGGCGCGGAAATGGCCACGATCAAAGACCTGATGGAAGGCGCGCGCGGCGTGGGGACAAACTACGGTGTCGGGCTGGATGAACAGCTGGCCGTGCTGGGACAACTGAGCCGCACGCTGGGAACGGAAGCGAGCAGTGCTTACGAAGGCTTTATGACGGGCGCGATTGATGGCGCTAAAAAGCTTGGGCTGTCCTTCACTGACGCTACCGGAAAAATGCTGTCCATGCCTGAAATGCTGGCAAAGCTACAGGGCAAATATGGCAAAAGCCTGGAAGGGAACCTGAAGGCTCAGGCGGAGCTGGATGAAGCCTTTGGGGACAGTTCGGCGGTGGTTAAGCAGCTGTATGGCAACGTGGCGCTACTTCAGCGGAATATTACCGAGCTGGGCGGCGCTGACGGGCTGAAGCGTACCCAGGAAATGGCGGCCAGAATGGTGAAACCGTGGGATCGCTTCATTGCCATCCTGACGGCCATTAAAACCGTCATTGGCCTGACGCTGATCCCGGTGCTGTATCCGCTGCTGAATCGCCTGGCCGATATGGGACAGACCTTTTCCCGGTGGATGCAGCTGTTTCCCAACATCGCGCGGGTGGTGGGTTATGCCGCGCTGGCGCTGCTGAGTTTTGCCGCCGTGGGAGCCATCGCCAATATCGTGATGGGTGTCAGTACGTTTGTGATGATGGGCATGACGAAGGTGCTGGCACCCGTGGCCAGACTGCTGGGACTCAATCGCCTGGCAATGCTCGCCAGTAACACCGTGACGCAGCTGTTTACTGCCGGATTACGGGGTTTGCGTGCCGCACTGCTGGCCGCCAGTATTGCCGCCCGTGTGGGTTCTGCCTCGTTTTTACTGATGATTGCCCCGATTGCGGCCGTTGCCGTGGCGATTGCTGGCGTGGTGCTGGCGGTCATTAAGTTCTGGCAACCAATCAAGGCTTTCGTTAGCGGTTTTATCAGAGGTTTCAGCCAGGCCAGCGGCGCACTGACTCCGTTTAAAGGGCTGTTCAGCGGCATCGCCACGGCGGTGGGCTGGGTCTGGAACGGAGTGAAAACGCTGTTTGGCTGGTTTGGCAACCTGCTTTCCCCGGTACAAATGACCGGGGAAAAACTGGCTGGCGTGACCAGCGCGGGGGAAACCTTTGGCCGTGTCGTGGCGGGGGCGGTTGGCCTGGTTCTGACTCCGTTTGAGCTGGTTTATCGTTCCATTCAGACGGTCATTGAGATGTTCGGGATCGTTATTGATGGCTGGGGTGATGTGGTTAACGCCTTTGATATTAATTCCCCTGTTGCCTCCTTTGAAAAAATGGCCAGCGTGATCGGGGGGGTGTTCGGGAAATTATGGGACACCCTGAAAGGTTCATTTACCGGAACGTACAACTGGATTATTGAAAAGCTGAATAAACTTCCGGGCGTGGATATTGCCCTGGCCGCTGATTCAGGTTCAGGAGCAAATAAGGGAATACCCTTCAATCCTAAACATGTTGAACAGGCCGCGATTGCATCACCTGAAATAAAACAGGTTGAGTATGGCGGGAATATCACGCAGCAGTTAACGCAAAACACGTTATTACCGGAGCCGCCGCCAGTAACCGCCCCCAATGTGCTGTTAACAGGTGGGGAGCTTAAAGGCGTTGAGCGTGGCGGTATCAGTAAAACCATAAACAGCAATTCTAAATCTGTTACGGACAACAGCCGCAAAATTGACACGGTGAATATTTATCCGAAAGAAACGCTTTCACCGGGGCAATTGCAGGAGTGGCAGGAGCTAAACCCATGAGTGATTTGCTTTACATCGATCTGCTGATTGAAAACGGTAATTTTGTTCTGAATACCGGAAAAGAGCCTGAGCTGTGTAATAACCGCAAAAGTATCGGGCAGGACATTATTCACAGCATTCTGGAAAGCGGTCTGGCCACGCAGCTGGTTGGCGAACGTAGCCCGACTTTACGCGCGGATATCTTCACGCAGCTGGAGCTGCTGATTGAAGAGGATGAACGCATTGTACCAGGCACGGTGGAAGTGAGTGAGGAAAGCCAGAAGCGCCTATGGGTGACGGCGAGCACGTATGACTTTGGCGGAATATCGGCGCAGGTGGAGCTATGACGGAAAAGCCGCAGGTTGATTTTGAAGAGGTGGTGAAGTCCAGCGGGATGCCCGTTACGGAAGAGGCGGTGCGCACCCGTTTCAATGCCATCGCCGCGCAGGAAGGGCTGATCACTAACACGTCGCGCATGTCTCCGTTCTGGCGGCTCATTACCGCCATTGTGACCGCGCCAGTGATGTGGCTGAAGGATGCGCTGGTGTTGGTGGTCATGGCCAATATGTTTGTGGCCACTGCGGGTGGGCAAATGCTGCGTCTGCTGGCCTGGGCGGTGAACGTCACGGCTAAACCAGCCAGCGCGGCGGAAGGCGTGATCCGCTTTTACAAGGAAGATTCAAAACAGGCCGTCACTGTGGCGGCGGGAACGGTAGTCCAGACCGAAAGGATTAACGGCAAGGTTTACGCCACGGCCACCGTGACCGATGTGGTGATCCCGTCCGGCACGGCAAGCGCTTTGCTTGCCGTCAAAGCCACCGGAACGGGCGGGGCGTACAACCTTGCGCCGGGCTATTACCGTATTTTGCCCGTGGCCGTGGACGGTATCAGCCATGTGGCCAGTGAAGAGGACTGGCTGACCGTGCCGGGCGCGGACGAAGAAAGCGATGACGAGCTGCGCGAGCGCTGCCGGAACCAGTTCAACCTGGTGGGGAACTATCACACGGACGCGGTTTACCGTTCGATGATTGCCAGCGTGGCCGGACTGAGTATTGAGCGGATTTTTTTTCTCCATGATGCACCCCGTGGTCCGGGTACAGCGAACGCCTATTTGTTGCTGGATAGCGGGGTAACGTCTGAGCCGTTTATTGACGCGGTTAATGACTACATCAACACGCAAGGCCACCACGGCCACGGTGACGATATGCAGTGTTTTGCCATGCCGGAAACCCGCCACGATCTGAACGTGACGGTGTATGTCAGAAACCTGGGCAACCTTGAAGCGGAACAGCAGGACACGCTGAAGAAAGGGATAGAAAACCTGATCCGCTGCGCCTTCAGGGAAAACACGGATTATGACGTGAAAAAAACATGGCCATATTCCCGCTTTTCGTTTTCGCAGCTGGGGCGCGAGGTGCACAAAACCTTCCCGGATTCGGATTCCATAGAGTTTTCGCTGAAGGATATCACCAGCGAACTGAGCGTACCGCGCCTTAACTCCTTAACGGTGAGCCTGAAAGATGACTGATTTTCTCAAAAAGCTGGCCAGTATGGCGCTGCCGTCCTGGATGAATAAGGGTGAGCCACTAGCTTTATTGCGCACGGCGCGGACGTTCTGGGCTGAAGTGTACAGCTGGATAACGTGGCCATTGCGGCAGTTTGATCCGTTGACCTGCATTGAACCGGTACTCAATTTAATTGCGTATGACCGTGACATAAGCCGCTTCAGTGGCGAACCGCTGAGCCTGTACCGCAAGCGCGTGGCGTATGCCTTTATCAATGCGCGTGATGCGGGTTCCGTTGAGGGGTTCATTAATATTTTTGCGCGGCTGGGAATTGGTTACGTGGAGCTGGTTGAACGCCAGCCGGGCATTGACTGGGACGTGATCATGGTGCGCGTCACGGACAGCCAGATCGCAGATAACACGCAGCTGATGATTCAGATAATCCGGCAGTACGGGCGAACCTGCCGCCGTTATCAGTTTGAAGTGATCACGTCTGAAAGCCTAGCTATCCGGGCGGGATGGGATCAGGGGGAATACGTGGTTTATCCGGCTCGCATGAACAGCACGGAAGCCAGCGGCGCAACGTTTAGCGCAAGTTTATAGGGAGAATTTATGTCACAGACAGCTATCACACTGGCTTTTGAACAGTGGAAAGCCAGCCAGGCGGTAACGGGTGAACCCGTTCTGCTGGATGAATTTGTTTTTGCCAACGTGCCGGGGCTGGATGCCAGTAAGCCCGTTGACCGCAAGGAAACGCTGCCACCTGCCGCGCAAATCGTTCACCGCCAGGCCGTCAGCCGTAAAGGCGTGGTCAATGAAAATGCCGTGGTTCACTCCGTTGTACTGGGCGCGGAAGTGGGTGATTTTTCGTTTAACTGGATCGGGCTGATTAACAAGGCAAGCAACACGCTGGCCATGATTGTTCACGCGCCGCTACAGCAGAAGCTGAAAACGAAAGATGGCCAGCAGGGCAACGTGCTCACCCGTTCGTTTTTGATGGAGTACAACGGAGCACAGGCTGAAACCGGAATCAACACGCCAGCGGAAACCTGGCAGATTGACTTCACCGCCCGTATGGCCGGGATGGATGAACGTCAGCGCCTGGAAAATATAGACCTGTACGGCGCAGCGGCTTTCCTGGGTAATGGCTACCTTGTCGCAAAGAACGGCTCGCAATATTTTGTGACGGCCGGGGCGGGATATGTGCGCGGCTTGCGCGCGCAGCTGGCTGCTAATCAGAACATTACGGTGGCAACCACGCCCGTAAAAGTCTGGCTGGATGTGGCATGGACGGGAACGCTGACGAGTGCCTGGGGCGTGGCCAGCAAAATCACCGTGGCGACTACACTGGCAGATTACGCTCAAAATGGTGTGCAGCACTATGTGTTTGCCGTCGCCAGTATTGATGCCAGCGGCAATATCACCGATTTGCGCCCGAAAGGCTCACTTAACGATCAGTCCGCCAGTGATGCGCTGAAAAAGCATGAGCAGTCACGTAACCATCCGGACGCAACGACGGCGGCCAAAGGCTTTACGCAACTCAGCAGCGCTCTGGACAGTGTTTCGGAGACGCTTGCGGCCACACCAAAGGCGGTAAAGGCTGCAAATGATAATGCAAACGGGCGAGTTCCTTCAGGTCGTAAGATAAATGGCCGGGCGCTGAGTACAGATATCAATATTACGTCGCAGGATATTTTTAATGGTCAGGCTGTCGGGATTGGCGACGCTGCTGATCTGAACACCTATACGACACCCGGTTTGTATTATCAGCCCGCGAATGCCCAGGCACAAACTGGCAAAAATTATCCGGAGGCTGTTGCCGGGTCTTTAGAGGTTTATAAACACG